AGAGATAGCGGCTGGTTTGATGGAGAGCCCGGAAAAAAGAAAAAGTCTGCCGATGTTCACATGATTCTGAACAGCATCATGATCGAGGTCGTTCCTTATTACGCCGGCATATTTCGAAACGGTAGCGGCGATTGGATGGCATCGTGTGAAAAAGATTTATTTGCCGACCCCCGTCTGGAGAAAAAAATTGCTCGTGGTTCGGAATGGAATCGATTGCCGATTGCGGATTTTTGTTACGCGGAAGGAATCTTAAAGACTACAGAAGGATACAAACATGAAAATATTAGTTGCGTGTGAATACAGCGGTGAAGTCCGCCGGGCAATGCGGGAACGGGGGCATGATGCGATATCGTGTGACTTGTTGCCCCCCGATGATGGAAGCCAATTCCATTACCAAGGTGATTGTCGAGACCTTCTTAATGAGGGTTGGGATATGAGGATTTGCTTCCCAAGCTGCCAACACTTGGCTGTATCTGGTGCGCGATGGTTCAAAGGGAAAGAACGGGAACAAAAGGAGTCGCTGGATTTTGTTCGGTGTTTACTCGATGCACCGATAGAAAAAATTTCGCTAGAAAATCCGGTTTCAGTAATCAGTTCGAAAATCCGTAAGCCTTCTCAAATTATTCAGCCGTATGAGTTCGGGCATCCGGAAAGCAAAAAAACCTGCTTGTGGTTAAAAAATCTACCACTCCTGAAACCAACGAACATTCTTCCCAAGCCGGCTTCCGGAGTATGGCAAAACCAGACCCCTTCCGGGCAAAATAATCTGGGGCCGAGTAAAGATCGATGGAAGATTCGTAGCAAAACTTATACAGGCATTGCGCGTGCAATGGCAGACCAGTGGACTAAAAGACTACAGAGTAACACAAAGGAAGTAGCATAATGAAACTAAACGCAAAAGCACCAGCGATTTATTACGCGGATTACCACCGATGGAAAAACCAAGCGCGGGAGGTTGCGGAAGCGGGACTCATTCCCGTCCATCCTGACAGCCCGACTTGGGATCGGTTGGATGAGTTGGAATACAGTCTTGATCTCGACTGGATCGAGTACGACGAATATCAAGATGAGTCGAAAGGTGTTTACTACGAATGCCTCTCGATCGAATCCGCGAAACGATTTCAAAGTATGGGGATTGATTTTGATGATGTCAGCCAATTCCTCGAATTATTTTGTTCTCCATGAAGTTGTGGCACGGAAGATGCACTGTAATAAAACCAGAAACAAAAGTTGTCGATAGTTCAAACCTAGTCAGATTTAGAAAGGTCAAATGATGTTAAATAAAACTCACACCGAAATGTATGAAGACATGTCGGAAAGCTACCCCGACGATACAGAATGCTTCGAATTACCCTTAACCGATAAGGAAGGGCTCGCGCTTATAGCTTGTATCGGAATGTCGATCGAGCATACCGGGCCGCCAGAAGAAGTTGACAAGACGTTGCGCAGGATCGCAAACCGTCTGATCAAAGCATACGATCACGAGGGTAGCGTGGAAACTATTAACGACGTTCTCAACATTGCACGAGGGAGGGTGTAACGATGAAAAAACGAAAACTGATTATTGTTCTTGATGGCGGTATTGCGACTCACTTTCACATGGAGGACGGGAAACCTCTTGAAGATATAGAAGTCGTTGTGAGGGATTTTGATGTGGATGGATATGATGATTACGATTCTTTACCATCAGGGAAACGAGGCGAGAAGTACGCCGAATACGAAGCTGAAAAATATATCGAGTCGGCATACGACTCGGAAGGTGCTTTTATTCCAGAGCAAGAAAGGGTGTAACGATGAAAGAAACCACAAAGCAAACCCAAGATCGTTTGGCCGGCGAGTTTGCAAAACGAGTGGTAGGCAAGCGTATAAAACGAGTCTATTACGATGAGTACAGCCAGCCGGTTTTCATTCTCGAAAATGAAACCGAAATTGCGATTCAGCGTGACGATGAAAACAATGGGCCGGGCGTTCCGGTTCACTGGGGATTCGAAAAAGATAACGAAAAAGAACCAGTAGGAATGTGGGAGGTACGGATTTATGAATAACGAACTTATTGACGGAATCAACACAGCAGAGCAAAACGAGATCGCTTTTCTTGTCCCGTTAGCTATCCAGTGGCGCAGTCGAGTTGATGCACTCAAAAAAGGGATTGCCGATCACGCGGATAACATCGTTGGCACAGCGATCCAGCGTGCAAAACTTTTCGAGTGCGAAAGCATTCTTTACGAGTTGGAAGATAGATTGCAAACCTTTGAAGGGGATCACAAGAAGTTTATTGATGATCTGGTAGCAAATATGCACGAATTTGATATTGACGAATAGCCTACAGAACGACATAACAAAAGGTCACAAAAATGAGAGCGATATTTATTGATTCAAAAAACGAAACAGTTTCAGAGTGGGATTACGATGGAGACTACCAGAACATTCAAAAGAAAATTGGGTGTCGTGTTTTCACTGTGGTTGGCGATCCAGATTCACCGGACGATCTTTTCGTCGATGATGAGGGTTTGTTTTCGCTGACCCCTGAAACGAAGTTTTTCTCACTGCCTTGGCTTCCGCACCCCCTCTGTGGAAACGGAGTGGTTTTACGTTGCGACGATGAGGGCGAGAGCGTCGAGACAACAACAAAGATGGAAGTCTATCGAGATGCTATCGGCTTCCATAACGTAAACGAAGTTGTTGCAGAGTGTCATTTCCAACACGTTGATGAGGAAGAGGTGAAAGAGATATGAGTAAACCAGAAAACGCAAGTGCCGCTGAGTGGCTCGAAAAAAATTCAGGTGAAGATTATCGATACCTTCTGGATGAAATACAGAAGCAAAACTTCGAAGAAGGCGAGATGTTGGTTATCGACGATCAATTCGCGTTGATGGGATACGTGCTGGATTGGGAAAGCATTCAAGCGCTTCGGGAAGACCGAGGGCTCGAAATGAACCAAGTGGGAGACCACCCCATTGTGATTGAAGATGAGGACGCAATTATGGCCGGCCTTGAATTCGATCATGTGGAGTACAAATGGAAGGAACCAATGTGATGGATAAAAACAGATTGAAAGCGTACTTCGGAAAGCAGCCGCTCGAATTCGAAACTTCAGATATCACGTTGGTTTATCGTGGGCCGGGCGTTCAAGAAGAATCCACTTACCCCGATCGTGTTGAACTGACCCCCGAAGTATCGATGGCTACGTTCTACAGAGCAGCCGATTCAGCGAAACAAGCCGGCGTTGATTTAGACCCCGTGACGAAAAAGCTGTTTTCGATGGTGTTCAAAGACTGGTGTGGGCCGATCACTCTGGAAACCGTCGGGCAAGCGACTGTCGCGCATCGTCAAACATGCGGGCTTTTGATCGCCACCATCGCGCTAATGCTTTCGAAAAAGCAGTTTGTCTGGAAGTATCCGGAAAGTGGTTTGCATCCGAGAAACGAAGTTGAACTCGGAGACGTAATCATTCTGCTTTCACAACCAAATATTGCATCAATACTAGCCCTAATACAAAAAATCGACGAGGAAGAGAATGAGCATGACTAAAGATTTTTACATTGAGATTTCCCAAGTTGGTTTGTTTCCCATCACTGCAAAAGAACTCAGTGAATGCAGAGAAGAGGCAATCGAAACCGTCGATGAGGACTTATTGCCTGCGCATCCAGAGATTTACGCCTACGAAAACCGATGGGGCGAGTTGGTCAACGTGGAAACAATAAAGATTCGGCATCTTCTTTTGCTTTCAGACCACAGTGAAAAAGCGAAAGACATCATAGACAGAGTTAGTTTGATATGCGGAGTGGAAGGTATCTGAAATGACAGACGAGCAACTAGCCGACATTGGTTTACTTGTAGCAGATGCGGCAAAGGAAATTTTTATCGACTGCAATGCAGAGCATGACTTTTGTATTCAGTGTGTTGAAGGTGTTGCGGCGTTTGGAGGAACAAATAGGTTGCTCTGGAGTCCTGCTTTCGGGTTTAGGCCAGATAAGTCTTATTGCACTAAAGAATTTTTGGCGAAGTTTGATATGCGGAGTAGTCAATGCAGCTTCCACGGCGACAACATGAGAGAGGATTCGTAGGGATCGTGTAAACTAAAAGAAGGGAGTTTTATTGTGATGGCTACAAAAAATATTGTTGACATTGATCAGGTTGCCGACGTTCTCGGGTGTAGCCGGAGAACCGTGAGCAGGATGGCACAAAAAAAGGACAGCCTTTATCGGGTTGGCAACAAGAATTACGTTTGCAAATCGAATCTAAAAGACATATTCGGCGAAAAGTATTCTGCTTTTTTGAAGAAAGCCAGGGAGATACCAGAAACGAAAACAAAAGTAGGCGATTTATTGACCCTACAAGAAGTTGCGGATATTGTCGGCACATCGAGGACAACCGTTTGCAGAATCATTGACCGTAGTTCCGTGGAAACTGTTTCCGTTGGATCTCGAAGGATGCTTCGTGAAAAACAGATCCCGCGTATAAAAAGACTAATCAAACCACAAGGAAATCCAGTTTGCTACAACCGTGAAAAAATGCGGAAGCAGTCTATCGCAATGCTAAAAGCGAGGTGGGGAAATGGCTAAGAAGAAAAAGAACCGGCTGACAGCGTATAAAATCGACAAGTGGCTCGATACCTTGGTGGAATCAAGGATACTGAGCCACCAATATTGTGAGGTTCAAAAGAAAATCCTGAGACTGCAAGTTAAGAGAGGGTTTGCCCCGTGGAATGGCGAGTTGAGTGGCACACCCGGCACAAAAGACGAAGATTAGTCAATGCGTCCGTTCCTCTCGGCTTTTCGATTATGTGGTCAACGTGCGCTTCTTTTCCTGACACGATTCGGCCACAAGTTTGGCACTGGCTTTTATCTCTCGCAATAACTGCAAGCCGGATTCTTCTCCAAGCGGCGGAACCGTACCCTCGCTGATAAGAATTAGGACGGTTTTCTGTTCTAGTTTTGGGTCGATAGCTACGAAGTCTTTTTGGCACGCAGATACCAACCTTTCATCAACACCCGATTCGCCTGTCGATCCAGCCACCAGTTAATCATCAGCTTCACAATTACATTGACCATTGCGGAAATTAACAAAGTCGCAATAACCGAGCTGTATTCTTTTCTGATAAATACCCTCAACCTGGCTCTCAAAACTTCTTTCAGATCGCGGTCGCCATCGGGCCAGTGTTCGACTCCATATTCGACGAGCCGATCTCGCAGCCTACTTTGGACTGCCAATCGCAAACCACCGTGACAACGAACGTAGTTTTTTACCGGATCGTACATTTTCCATCCTTACAGTAGTATTTCGGCACTAAAACAGACTTCTTCACATCACTTTTTTGTTGATTTGTTTCTTCTACCCCAGGCACCAAGGTGATTTTAATTTCAGAATGCTTGATGGTTTCTTCTTGAGTAACTCCAGTTCCGTCGCAAGCCTGGCAAATAACCGAGACAACATTATCACCTACTTTTCCAGTTCCGCCGCACGAGCTGCACTCAGAACCAGGAACCGAATCGGGAATCGTTTTGGTTCTTTTTTGAGCCCGCATGTAAGCTCCGGACACAGCGATCCGCCCTTCCCAAGTGATCCCTGGAGGAATTCCGACCGGAGTGCATCCCGAAAAAAACGCTAAAAGCGAACCCGTTATAAAAAGGGTCGAAAAGTAGATCACAATTTTAATCTTGTTTTTGCTCATTAGATATTTCCTGTGGCTCCGTATGAAGGAAGTTTTCTGGCCGGCCACCCGGCAACACTGGACAAAGCGATGCAACGACACTGATTCAGGGTTGATGAAAGCGCCCAGAATGAACCGTGTGGAATTTCGTAAGGCGTTTTGTAAATCTGCCTCGGCCCGGAGTTCCAAGATTTTCCCCAAGAATTCAGCCAGCAGACCAAAGGCTGACCAAATTGCTTCACGGTTTCGGGGCGTTCATCCCATCCGATTAGGCTTTGGCTGTGAGCCCATCGGCCTCTTTGTGAAGAAAAACCGTATGGGGCTTTTCGTGTTGAGCTGAAGCCAAGATTACTGCAATTAAAAACACCGTAGCCGGCATGCAGGAAATCACGGACTTCTTCTCTACTTTTTAGAGTCGTTGCAGTTCGGGCTGTATGCTTCTGAGATTCTTCTAACCACTTTCGCCCTGGAACCCTGGAACCACCAAGACGATTCGTTTCTTTTGTGTACTTAGTTAAATCTATTCCCAAATCTGGATATGGTTTTCGAACCAGGAAACCTTTTGATCCAGAAATCATCGCTGCTTTTGAACAAACCCAGCCTTCTCCGCTATGCCCCCTCCATGCCCAAAGTGATTCCGATGCAATCGGGATGTTCTTGACCCCTTCGCGTGAAAGCTGTGGGGCTCCCTCAATCTTGCCGGTTATTTCATCTGGTTTTGCTTCAACGATTTCGCAGGCCGTGGTAAGAAGAAGGGCATTCGCGCATCCTTTTGCGACACAATCGCCTCGATTTTGAGGAGGCCCTGGCCAGCACCCAGGGAAAACAGTTTCAACATGAAGAAAGGGCAAAACAAGTTTTCCTTTTCCGCTGTCAGCAAATTCCCATTGGTGAGCTATTTCAGCGCCGTTTGGGTTTCCCCCAGAACGAATGATTGAATCTTCGAACTCCTCGTCTGCTCGTGGGTCTGCTGATGCACCAACAAAACCAGAGTCGTAAATGTCTTTTAATGACTTCGCTGAAAACACTGGAACCTCATTTCGATCGATGGATGGTAAAGTCCTTCGCCAACCGCGTAACCAGTCTGCTGCCTATCCGACGAAACCAGCACGGGAAAACTGCGTGGATGATCAGAAACGACCCGGCCACCAGACACCTGAGCCCGTGGAAAAACGCAAATGAAAAATGAGATCGATAAGTCATCTTGTTTTTTCGCAAATGCTTTTTTGATTTTCGAATGATCAACTCAGCCCCTCCCAATTCGGAACTTCCAAGACAGCAGATCGCAAACCCGAACTGCTTGCTTTCTTTTTTCTCCAGAAAGCGGAGCTACTTCTGAACCTAGAATTTCTGCAAACACAGAATCGATTGCTTTTCCGAGCCCTGGAACTTTCCCAATGTCTTCTTGGTCAACCGCAAGCTGAAGGGTATCGGCGTGCATAATTGCGAGATCTTCCGTAGTTTCGATTAGCGGCCTGTCGAGCTTCGCGTCCCTAGAAAGAACCAAAGCCATTGCTTCGTACAAACTATTGAGGTGATCTCTGTCGTATGGGAACATGCCAGGAACCAGCTTCGATAGAGGCTCCAAAGCGGACGACTCTTCTGAACTCGGAATAACGGTATTCACTTCTGGAACCTCGATTTTCGGTAGGCCGGCAAACGCAAAATAAAGGATTGCGCCAGCGGCCAGCACTCTCCAAGAAAAGTTCATTTTTCGGATCCCTCCAAAAGTGCGTGGGTAAGAACCTCAATCGCGCTGTCGGCATCGTTTGCAACACCGCCGGCATCCGCGAGTCTTTTTCGTACCGTCGATAATGCGATCAACGACTGATGGAACGTGACATTCTCCGCATCCAGAGTTTTTTTCTCGCCTGTTTTCTTTAGCCAAGAAAAACCTCCAGAAAGTGATTTTGATATGGTAGGCCAGAAAACCAGCACGCTCGCTAGCGCGGCCATACCAATTTGATTCCAAGTGAAGCCCATCATTTTTCAGTTTCTCCAATCTTTTTAACAATCCATTCAAAAGCCGACTCTCCTTCTTTTGTTGACAAAACGGCCTCAACATGAGCGAGCGCCTCGTCGTCCATTTCTGTTTCTGTTCTTCCTGCTGCCCATCGCAGAGCCGAGACGACTGCAACCGCTCGGTCATGCGGGTCTTCTGTTTCGATTACCGTCTGCAACCGCGCTAGCAGAGGTGTCCACTCTGTAAGCAGCCGGATCTTTTCGAAAATGCTCATATCGAACATCCCAAAATCATCTTGTTTAGCGGCCATTGTTTTTGTCCTTCCTGGCTCTGTTTAGAAATTCCTGATATTGCTTGGATTCGCTGCGCGGTTTTGAGGTCATAAAGCCCCATCCAGTTCTTCTGTCTCTTACCGTGGCAAAAACTGGTGTCGTGTCGTCTCCTACTCGTAGCTTGCTTGCTAAATTCAGTTTGTTTTGTTGTTGGTGGTTACTCATCGGCATCGCCGTGTACCGCGAAGTTCAAGAAGTCGTATAGATCGTGAAAAGCAACATTGGCCAACTCATCCGATTCGGTTTGCGATATTGGAGCGCCGTCGTTGAAAGTCCACCTCTCCTCTTCGATCACTTGATCCCCTGAACAGAGAGTGAGCTTCGCTTCACGCGAGCCGACGATAAGATTGATACTGGATAGCATTATGTCCCTCTATAGCCTATTCTACTCCATAGCGAATACTCTGATGGGCAATACGTTGCTCCCTGGTTGACTGGCTCCAGCTTGATCTTATCCTTGCACAAGCCATGCGGATTTCTTCTTGGGTAGGCACATAAACGTCTGGCTCCTCTCGTTCTGGTAGGTCAAGGAGAACACGAGCCTCCTCTAGCTGATCTTTTGTGAAGCCCAGCTCGTCGCAAATCTCGTCGTTGGTTAGATCCCCTCGCCACAAACGACGAAGAGATCTTTTCTTATTAGGGGTCAGCACGTTAATTCCTGGGGTCTATTGATTCCAGAAAATGCCTGGCATCTGCCGCACTAAAAACAACGGTTACTCGACAACCAAAATCTGATAGCTGTCTCATTCTGTGTTCTTGGATTCGAGTGGGGTGATATCCAGGGCGCTTCACTTCCATCCAAGCTGCCATCCCGTCCTTTACGACAAGGACATCCGGCAAGCCCTTTAAGCTGAACTGATTGCCGTGCATATTTATCGGCAGCCAGCCCATCCGTTTTGCTTGGCTAATTACATTCCCAACTATTGTCTTTTCGAGGGGAGGTTTCTTAGCCGGCTTTTTTTCTGATTTCATCAAGTCGCCTCAAGCGTAGGGATGCAACATGTTCATGTCGCGGTCTTTCATCCACTGCGCAAACGCCTTCTTGGCCGACATAGGTAAAAGTGCCGTTGCTGCTGTTGTAGTCAAACTGCCTTACTCCAGCGACTACGGATTCAACTGGGATTCCAGCTCTCTTCAGATAGGTTAGTGTGTCCCAAGTTTCTCGGATCTTTTCGCATTCTTTTTTTATTTCTTCTGGAGTGGGAACGTAATCAGGTTCTCGTTTTCGACCTCGTGCGTACTTCTTCTTCCCAAGACGCAACCGATACGACTCCTGAGCGACCGCATGTTGTGTAAGCGAAAAGCGATTTCGGATGTCGATAATCCGAACAGTGTCATCGTCCCACATCTTTCTCAGCTCGTCTTCGTATTCTTTTTCACTCATTTTTTTACCTTTCCCTGCTCTAGTTCAACTGCCCTTTGTGCGTACCAAGCACACTTTTTTAAGTCCTCCAAACGACTTGCGGACTGTTTCTTTCCACACCTCCAGGCATACTTGATTATGTTCCCAACCAAAAAGTCGTGGTGCTGCGTGATCTCGTAACACTCGACACCGGAAGGGTGATCAGAGTAATGCGTCGGGTTCGTTGTGTTCTCGGTTGTCGTTGTCTGAATGTTCTCTGCCATCTTGTTTCTCTCCGACTTTTTTAAGCTGCTCTTTGTAAGCCCCTAGATTCTCCGCGAGTAAAAAAGCTGTGAGAGCTAGGCCAGCCTGCTCGCAAGCTCTGTACGCTTTCGCTGCTTTTGTAAAAGCAGTTTGCAGATCCGTTGCAACTCGGATCCCGTTTTCAACCATTTCTTTTCCAAGAACATTACTCATCAAACTCGTCGTCCTCTCCATAATCTTCGCTCTCGAAATCAGACTCATTGAAATAGCCTTCATCGTCTGCCTCCTTTGATAGAAAAAAAACATCTGGTGATGTTGTTACGAAAACTGGAGCATCCTCAACGTCCAACAGCATTGTTGTTTCGTGCATCGTGGAAAGCGCTGACTCAAGGCTCACATCGTTTTCCCTTGCAATGATCCGAGCGCATGTCTTCAGGCAGTAGGCCGCTACGTGCTTTTGTTTCGCTGTGGTCACATAACCGATAAATGCGCCATCAAGACCTTCTGGGACAAGAGCTTCTGGATTAAGCTCGGCAAGCTCGTCGATTGATCCTTCTGGAATCATGCTGATCTCCTCGTTGTGTAGGTCAGTAGCCTTTGTGTAGCAATGGCGGCATACTGCGGATTGAGTTCAATCCCAACTGTGTTTCTTTTGTTTTTCACGCCAACACAAGAAACTGTTCCCGACCCCATGAACGGGTCAAGGACAGCATCCCCTGGGTGTGAAGAAACGAGAATGATTCTTTCGATTAGTTTTTCAGGTAGTTGTGTCGGAACTCCAGGGATCCTTTCTTTGAAAGTTCCGCACACTCGCGGAATATCCCACACATCCCCCATAACTTTTCCTTCTGGATTGGCTCGTTTATCGCCATATTTTACTTGACGATCACTTGGAATTAGAACGGCGTCTCGATTGAAACAAAAACCAAGTTTGCTTTTGGTTGCGTAAAAAATAGAGCGGCTGGTTCGGCCAAATTTATTTCGACAATAAACACCGAATCGCTCCTGCCAAGTAATTCGGTTGCGGAAGTAAAAGCCTCTATTTTGAATTTCTATATCGATTGCCGCGCCGTACTCTTGGCCGCTAACAACCCAAATAGAACCTGTTTTCTTTAGAACCCGGTGACACTCAGATAACCACACAGAACACCAATACTGGTAATCGTCCCTTTTGTCGGCCTTAACACCAGAACCATAATTGATTCCGATATTATAGGGGGGATCCGTGACAATCAGATCAATGGACTCGGCTTTCATCTCTTTCAGCTTATCAACGCAATCGCCGATAATTATTTCTGAACCCATCGAGTTCCTCCATTCGAAACTGCGACAGGTTGTGCTTCTTCCCGTTTGATGGAGATTTCTCGCGGAGCTTCGATTCCAATTCTAGCTCTGCCATCAGGAAGCACTTTGCACAAAGAGATTTCAATTCCACATTCAGGAATGATAATCTTTTGACCTTTTTTTCTTGTAATAATTAGCACGGCGATTCCTTTCGCATTGTGTAGATCGGTAGTCTATTGATGGGCCTTGTTTGTTGCAAGCCAAGTTTTTATCTCTTTTTCAACAAGTTTATTTGGGGGCTTTTTGCCGATAAATTCGATGTACTTTAACCCGCCTTCAAGATGGGCAATCTTGTCAAGCGAGCGACCTTTGTGAATACCACTAGGCATTACAAACTTTTCTTCTGAATTTAGTATCACAGCGTGATCAACAACAACCTCCCTGGCTGTCCACCCACAAAAAATACAATAAAGATTCCAGTATCCAGCGTTCTCCGATTCGATGTCCCAATATTGAGCTTGGCATCTACTGCATTCATAGATCCCGTCTAGCGTTAAACGAGGTGCGTGTTTTTCTTCATTCAAAACTGGAGCTGAAACTGGCTCTGGTTTTGCTTCTGGTTTCTTTTTCTTCTTCTTTTTATTTCCCGTGGCTTCCCTTAGTTCGCCTTTTTCAAAAAGAAAAGGATAAGTCTGCATGTACGATTTCATAGCGGCAACCTCATCGAGTTCTCGGAATCATCGTTTGCAATAATCAGATTTTTCTTCGCCCTGGTGACACCTACATATTCAACCCGCCTTTCTTCGTCGTACTGTCTCGGATCTCGTTCTTGGCTTTCTTTCACTCGCCTAGAAATGGCTGTGGATAAGACAACGGTTTCGGCTTCCATTCCTTTTGTGGAATGAATAGTTCCAACCCTAATATGTGGTTGTGTAGCTAATTCGGCCCCAAACTTAACTGCGCTTTTACGCCACTTCTCGGCATTGTGCATCAACCCAGCCCACCGGCCTTCGGTAATTTGATTCACTAGAGCGTCTTCAAATCCAATCTGCTTTAGATCAGAGGGCAGAATCATGTCCCAATCCTTGGCCATTGTGTCGTCTTTCGTCCAACTGGCCTTCACTCCTCGCTTCATTAACGCACCGCTCAAAGATCTCGTTGGTGTAGCTTCAATGGCACACGCAAGATCCTCACCAGAAACAGGCTCTCCATGCTCAAGATCCCAGAAAGCCTTGTAGCCACGAACTATTTTTGTGTCCCCGGTCTCGTTAATCATCCTGTGCGGAAGTCCCTTTCTGGTGAGTGTTTCCGTGTAATCTCGCAGCGTGTATTTGCAGCGAGCAATGATCAAGGCATCGGTTTCTGGAGTCAGCTTCGACAAGGCGTGTTCGAATCCACCGTCTTGTTTAATGACCCCTTCATGTGAGGCAGCAGCGATCTTTCGATCCCAGTATCCATCTTTCATTCCACGGAGACATCTTTCGCCCAATTCGAGAACTGCTTTAGGACAACGCCACGACTGTGGCATGATTCGCTCTTTATCTGCTTTCCAGTTCATGAAGTGACTTGAATCAGATCCGCCAAAACTAAATATGCTTTGAAACGGATCGCCGGCTATGTAGCACCACTGAACAATATCGTTATTTGCTAACCGCTGGCACACCTTATGAACCAAAGAACTCGAATCTTGGGCCTCGTCAAATATCCATGCTTTTACAGATGGCGGGCATTCGCCTTCTGGCTCAACATTATCAACCCCGTCCACTGTAAAACGAATGCCTGCAAATTTCGAAAGTAGATCAGAAAAGTCGTACCGCTCATCTCTTCTCTTCGCTTTTTCGTATCGATTCACAATTTGACAAACCGAGCCCCAAGCTGGTGGTTCTTGACCCGACCGCACTAAATACTCGACAGTCTTTCTCAAAGGTTCGCATCGGGCTCGACTCAACTCCCATGCTTGAATCGCCTTTACGGTGTGCTGATCTCCGGAATATCGAGCCATACCGGAGTCATCATCAAGCATCACATGAACAGAAACGCCCAGTGCATCTGCCAGCCATCGCTGAGACTCTTTACTTCTCGACAGCATTTGGCCGTTCTTCACCGCAAGCTGGCGATAAGCAACGCTGTGAGCCGTTCGGAACCAGCCATCTTTTTGTAGTACGTCTTCAGGGACTCCCCACGCACTTGCGGCACGAGAAGCGGCTTCAGCTCGTGCAGCTCTCGTAAATGAGGCAAACCCCAGAGCGAACGGAGAGCCACCGAGACCGGCCTTGGCTTTTTCCATTACTTGAAGCAATTCTGTCGTTTTGCCCGTTCCTGCCCCTCCGACGAGCCTTGCAATCTGTGTTCTGCCCATTTTTAGCATCCTTGCGAAATGTGGTCTGGAATGTGGTCAGTCTAAATCCCCTATTTTTCAAGCACTTTCGTCACCCCTGACCGGATGACCGGATGACCAAGGGGTAATGAGCGTGCTATACCCAATTCCCCTATATATATAGGCGGGTTTAAGTTTTGGCCTCGACCACCTCACTTGCTTTCCTAACTTTCCTATCTTTAACCACTGGGTCAGGTAGATTCAAAACTGGAGCCGGAACTGTTGGCACATCTCCAGCGGCCAGCCGCTCCAAGGCTCGTATGTGTTTCTCAGTCCACCGAATGAACCGCTTTCGGACGCCTCCATCAGTCACATGCCTCCCTGTCTGGAAATCGTCCTCTTTCGTGATGGCCAGCACCCTGCGCTTCAGATCAGCTTGGTCTCCTTCGAGGATTCTTCGCCGGCCTCGATCAGCCTGCTCCCAGACAGTTGACCAGCCGAACCACAGTTCCCACTCGCCATCCTCCTGCTTTACCCATGTTGGGAATCCACCGGCCGATGGCTCACCGGAATCGTCTCCAGGGCGAGGCGCTGGAACCGTGGTGATCGCACCAAGAAACCATTCAGCCACCCTCGCGTAACGGAGCGCCTCGGCAGCAGCTTCTTGGCGACGAGCAACATCCATCAGCTTGGCTTTCAAACCCCGAACTGCTGGACTGGTTTTCCTCGCCCCACGACCGCTCCAGATGACCGCCCATTCTTCTGGTATCTCATCAAGAATTACAGTGTGCGTAGCTTCAAGAACTGCCTGAGCAACCATTGACGCTGACCTGTACTGTTCTGCATTCAAAACCACATCAACAAAAGTCTGATTTTGTCCAGACCCGTATGCCGGCAATGTGAGAACATAACTCACAGGGTCACTATGGATTACCTTGAGCATCCACTGACCCGGCCACCACTCATCGTTTCTGAATTCAAGTCCAGACAATGTGAACGAACCAGTGAAACCGGCGTTTGCTTCGGCCTCTGCTTCTTCGTCTTCGCCAGACAAGTGTTGATCGAGTTTTTCTCTAAGGAACTCTGGCCCCCCTCCCATTGAACGAACCTTGATCGCCCACCGAAGTTGTCCTCTCCAAATCGACTCGACCTCTGATTGTTCCAATGGTGGCTTGCACTGAGTCATGTTAAGTGATCGAGCGACAGCCAGAGCGTCCTGCTGCTCTCTTGGGTCGTGCGGATCCAACATACGAACCAGATTTCCAGCAATCAATCTGCACATAGTTGTGTGTCGATCACCGGACTTAATTTCTTTGTGTAAATAATTACGAGCTGGTTCTTGTGCTGTTGTTGTCCCGTTGTTGTTTACGATCATCTGCATCAGGTTTGCAGGGATCTCAGCCACATCAACATCATCTGGCGATTGATCATACTTCCAGCGATACGAAACCCCGCTTGCATGAAGGCTCGGCGGAAAAACACTTTGAGCCCCGCGACCGCCACCACCGATTCGTATTTCGAGACCACCGATCTTAATGACCGCCTGTTGTGGTAGTCGTTTATCAAACTGGAACAAACGATGTTCGGATCTATGTGATTGGTATGTCGGTGTGTCAATTTTGGTGATGCCCAGCTTTTCTGCTGTGGCAGCCCCTTCGGCGTCATCCCATTCAATGTCAATGATGCCGGAAGTTTCGCCCAGCGCAACTCCCACGTTCGGCGATTCGGGCGATTCGTAAAACCAGTCGAATATCCGATCCTCGTCCGTGCTAGCTGTTTCCGGCCAGCCCCAGTCTCGTGGATGTTTCCCCGGAGTACCACACTCATGGGCAGCTTTGCAGCGGCATGTTTTACCGTCTTCTTTAAGACCGAAAATCGGCAACACTCTCCATCCCTTGGAGGCATAACCGGCGGCCATCTTAAACATATTGTCATCCATGACAAACTCCTATTGTGTTGTTCTGTAGGAAAAACGGGGAGGTGAAAGCGGAGGTCGATCACCTCCCCGTTCTCAGCGCCGCGAAAGGTCGTAACAAAAAAGCGGCACTTCCCACCGTTATGGGCGACAGTGGGCATACGCCGCTGGATAGCTAGATGCACGTAGCTACTTCGGCAAGCCAAGCAGCCAGCTCTGCTAAATAACTACTCCTCGTTACGGGCCGAAAAGCTGCCTTCGAACATAGCTTTGATGGGCTCGGCGTATGTTCTTCGACAAACTTCACCTTGCTCCTCAGAGATCTGCCCAACCAATCGGGGTACTATCTGGGAGTAAGGCTGGCCGCCGCGTCCTTTCGCTTTCTCAAGACGAAGCCCGATCACGGCTTCGTGCTGAAAACAAGGCAGCCTCTTGAGGAATGGAATAATATTCCGCAGGCTACCAGCGCCAACTGAAACTAGAATAGGCCACACTTCACTTTCACCGAGCAAAGCAAGCACGCGACTTTCTTTGCATCGTTTTCCAGATCCACCGCGACCAGAACCGAAACCAAAATCAGGCCCATCAGCCATTGCCCGCCAATCGTACTTGCGATCGGCGATCCTATATTTCTCCAGAGCTTCTGGATCAACCGAACCCAAGTCGTCTGACACCCTGTGCCCAACTAAAAGATCACTCGAAACGATCACTGGTTTTGCGTCAGAAGGATCTTCTTCTGGCCACAACACACCTTTCTTACCGACGCCGACCAAAACGCCAGTCAATTCATCAGTGGATTTTGTGTTTCCATCCACCTCATAATTCCATGTTGTCGCACCACCAAGAGGCGACTTGACGCGGATCAAGTCGGACTCCTGCATGGCTTCACCACCTAGATTCGCTTCAATGATTTTCATTTGCCGCGAATCCGGGCTAAGTGCTGGGTAATCGATATTAGTTACTGAAATTTCTGTTGTTGATGCCATCTTGCACCTCCGTTTGCTTCCAATCGAACCATCGTCAGCCCACCGTGGTATGACGAATTTTTGTCTCGATGTACTCACCTACAAGTCCATCGAAGGGTGTACCTTTAATAAACGAAGAGCCGGCATCCTTTCCGGACTCTTTCGCCTGTTCAACGATCCACGCTTTTAACGTGGGTACGCTGACGGTGGTGATCTCTTCCTCAATCCCCACCGACTTGGCCGCATCCATCACGGCGCTCCTGCAATCCTTTGCTACAGAAAGTCTCAACTCTTTTGAGACTCGCCAGCTACGGCCGGCAACTTTGACTCCATCCAATCTTGACTTCGCTAGTTCCTCAACGGCGAGCTTTTCTAAAGCAGCTCGTTTCGCTTTCTGGTTTTTGAGTAGTGCAGATGTCGTGCCAATCTCTGCATCAATTTCGGTTATCTTTTCAAGAATATCGGAAAGCCCTTTGTGTTGCTCTGGAGCCAAATCGTTACCTTGCAAAAAATCTGCGTTCGATAATGTCATCGATAACCTTCCTTTTGTTCCGCAAAGCGTCATACACCGCGTGATCGACGGTATTCTTTTCGCCAGCTTGTGAGACGAGAGAGTAAAAGTGAGTTCGTTTTTCTTGCCCTGGGCGATGAAGTCTGGCTATGGCTTGCAGGTAATCCGCAAGTGAGTGGCCTAAGCTGTAAAAAACACCATAGGCAGCGCGTGTTAAATCAACGCCGATTCCACCAGACTGCGTATTCGCTACAAGCACGGATGTTTTACCAGCCTGCCAGTCTGCTAGTTGGTTCATTGAGCCCGACAATTCACTGGTGGTTCGTCCCATTTTCTCACATGCTTTTTTGATTCCAGCGAGTTCAGCTCGGAACCTGCAAAACACGACAACGGGCTCGTCTTTCGGTAAGTCCAAAAGTAGATCCGAAATCGCGTTTACTTTTGAGCATGGTGAGGAAATCTCGCTGGCGTTTTTCTCGCCATCGTAATGAATGTAACCACCGCACACTTCCAGTAATCGAATTAGCTGAACAAGAACATTTTGCGGAGTTACTTGGCCTTCTTCCAAAACTGCACAACAGTCTGATTCTATTTCTTTGTAGAGCCGAGCCTCTGCCGGCGTCATAGGCACGATCACTTCTTGGTGCATAATCGGCGGCAGGTCGAGAATGTCCTCGGACTTGCGATAAAAAGTTGTCTCAGCAATTCGCTTGCTAAAGTCTTCCGTGTTCGCGTAGTCAATAACCATGCCGGGAACGTGCGGGTTCTCGATTGCATACCTTCGACGAAAAAGCGTGTTTGAATTGCCGAATGTTTGGCACTCTGGCGACTCCATCGCCCGGTAGACCCCGTAGGCGTCTAATATAGTGTTGGGCAGAAGCGTGCCCGATAGGCCATACCGCTGCGTCTCAGGATTCTTTTTCCCCATTCTCGCGGCCCAGCGACTAGCTTTACCGCTAGGGGATTTCAGACGATGAACTTCGTCATAAACCAAGCAGTCCCACGGTGTTTTTTCAATGAGGTCGCAACGCCAAGCGGATTCGTAGTTAATAACCACGATCAATCCCTTATGCACACCTAACGCCGACTTGAGCATCTCAGCCTTTTTTTTTGCTGTACCTTTGTTCAAAAGAAGTACGTCGTACTCTTTCGCCCATAGGCCCGCCTGTTTTTCCCATGCCTCAATGACGGCTTTTGGACAGCAAACGAGGACTTTTTTGTGTCCTGCTTTTTTGAGAGCTTCCAGAGCCGTTCTAGTTTTTCCACCACCCATACCCACATGGAAAATGCAGCTTCGTCTATTCTCGGCGTAATCCACGCCTTCTTGCTGATGGCTCCACATGACCGACCTCCTTGCCGGGGACTCAACTGGGGGACTAAAATCTAGCCGGCAAAAGGCTACAGGTCAACACAAGTATTAAAATAATTTATTCGTACATATCTTTCGATCGAGGGCGGCCTTTCTTTTCGCCAGAGTTTTCCAGCTTGAAGTGCTTTTCGGCGAGTTTTCGCACTTCTTTTTCGGAAAGTATATTCAGCCTGGGCTTCCCAGATTTAGCTTCCGACCACAAGACTCGGCAACTCAACAAACCATCTTGGCTCATGGCGCTCACTCGTGAATGCCAGACACCCAAGAGAGCCGCTGCTTCCGTGGGGCAGATTGCGTCGTAGTAGTCGATTTGTGCTTCGGTGCTTAGGAGCCGATCCAACGCCGTGTCATGCTCGTCTTCCCGCGTTCTAGGCCGCCCCCTGCCACTTTCCTTGGAGGTTCTTCCTTCCCAGTAATCATCCCAGTTTTCCATGCACTCTCGCAAACTGAAAACAACAAACTCTCTGGTTTCGTGAACTGAAAGAACACGGCAAGAAAGAAGCCCTTTTGCCCACATTTTTTTTGGCTGTGAGCGGTGGAGGCCCATTATGGCTGCCGCCTCTTCGGCCCCTATTGCGTAGTTGGGTAGCCTTTTCGAGCTTAACTGCGATTTTGCCGACATTCCCTTCCCTTTCTGCACTATACGAACCTCATTATACCCACCCCTTGGTGGGTGTATCCACCTCCCCTTGACGGGTGTAGTGGAGGATAGTACATTCACCTCTTAGTCAGGCTTGCCTGATGAAAGCGGTCGAAAGGATGAAAGCGATTGCTGAAGATTGTAAGCATTTCCACTGAAGGACTCCAAGATGCTGAGTGATATCCCTAAGCCTTACACGGTTTTGTTGGATTGGCGGGACTCAGCCAGTGGCGTAACAGATACAACCGAATTTCTGTTTTTTTGTACGAACGAGTCTGAAGCTATCAAAAGAGCAACAGAGGATTTCACATTAGAGAACAAACAACTTGGTTATGACTGTTGCAAGATTAAGACGGTTGATGCAGTTCTTACCGAAAACGCAGGATGCGTTTCTTAAACTGAGCATGTCTAGCACGGAAGTCGAAGTTTAGTAAATCCTTTTCTGGTATTACTCAACATGGCGGGCTCCAGTGAAAGTTCTTTTCCCATGCTTCTGCAAAAATTTCTTTACGATTTCTACGTCCCTCTAACTGGCATAAGTCCTCGAACCCAAAAACTCTACGAATTCACTCTAGCGTCCTGGGGTGAGTTTCTTGGAACTCCGCCTACAACGGACGACCTAGATATGCTCGTAGTCGCTCAATACATCACCCACAGGACAGCTACTCGAAGTCCAGCTACCGCTGCAAAAGACCGCGCACAAATAGTTGCGCTTTGGAATGCGGCTGCCAAGCAAAAGTTGTGTGATTCGTTTCCGATGGTTCGCCGAGTCAGGGTTCCAGAAAACCTTCCGGAAGCGTGGACTATAGAAGAGTTCCGGAGCTTGTGTGCATCGTGTTTTCAAGAAGACGGAATGATCGGCAACATCCCGGCAAAGTATTTTTGGCGATCACTATTACTGTGTGCCTACGACACCGGGGAGCGGATCTCCGCAATCATGTCTCTGCCGTTTGAAGACGTTTCGGAAGCGGGTGTAATTTTTCGCGCGGCTCACCGAAAAGGGAATCGGCGAGACATTTATAGGCAGATTGGTCGTGAAACAGTGGATGCCATAAATGTTATTCGTGATGATCGAGAAAAAGTTTGGCCTTGGCCCTATCACCCAAACTATTTATGGCGAAAATTTTCGCATGTTTTGACAAACGCGAAGCTGCCGAGTGGCAGGCGGCATAAGTTCCACAAGATTCGTCGAACTACCGCATCATTTTTTCAAGCCAATGGTGGAAGCGCTCAAGCCTTGCTGGATCACAGTAATCCCGCCACAACTCGCCGTTATCTCGATCCCAGAATCGTCGGTGGTTTTTCCGCACCGGACGTTTTGCCGAGCGTAGGGGCAGTTGATGCACCCGAGCGAGCAGCAAAAGCCCCTAGATAAAAGTTCTTCCGCCGACAGCGGCTTGGGGTCACTCATCGAATTCAGTTTTGTCTGGATGAGTGGCCCCCTGTATCATCAGGTCGTCTGACCTTACGGTCGGAGCTGGGTTTTCTGGCACATACGAGTAGTCCCAACGTATATGAAAACACTTGTCCCGACGAATGGTTTGTCCGTTTTTGTTTTCCCATTCGTAAATTATTCGTCCGACATATCGACCAATATCAGGTAGGGCTATCACGCGAAACTTTTGGGGGTAGCCGGCGTCAGCCCAAGCCATCATTACGAGCCCCCCGGCCATTCCGTCTTCCGAAAAACGATCAGGCCCAAAGATGGCGCGGACTGATCGTTCAAGATACCAGCCCCTAGCGCCCCAATAACTCGGATTGATGAGAAACGTAGCGCAAACCGCGACTGTTATCACGAGTAAAAAAGCAGCAAACGAACGAACAACAGTCTTGAAGCAACTGCACTTCCCGCAATTAAAGCAGTTCATTTTTTATCTCCCAGTGTTGGTGCGCAAACTTTTTAGGGAACGGCTCGTCCTTTGGTGGATCGATTCCAAGAAACTCACCAAGAAGATTCCATTTTGTTTTTGATTCATCTCTCATATCTAAAACGAGAAGATCGTCTGCTCTTGCGTGGAAGTAAGTGAATACCCCATCGACATGCTTGATTGCCATATCCATGAATCTTTTGTACGGGTTGTCTTTCCAGTATTTTAAGACGCCATCTCCTGCGTTTTTGTATTGCTTGTGAATCATTCGAGACCAAGACAAGGCGCAGTCCTCTGGTGGCCGGTAGGTGAGAATGAATCTAGCGCCTTCAACGTGCTTGTCTATTTCCTGGTACATCTCCCAAACAGGGTGATCCATCAGTGCGTCGAAGCCAGTGATTCCTTCTATCGGACTTCTGTTTTCTTTATGGTTCTCGACAAGTTGCTTCCAAATGCTTTCATTCCGTTTGAACTTGTTGCTCCCTGTGTGATATGCACTCAAGCCAAGCCTCTCTAAAGCTGCGGCTAAAGAATGCGAGCCCGTTTTGGCCGTGCCTATCCCGAATACGTATGGCTTTTTAACCGTCATCTCGTTTGTCCTTAAAGTATTGCGAGGTGCTTGCGTTCGCCTCTTCTTCCCAGTCCCATTTCTGCAAGCCGTTTTTTGCATCGTGGACAGCGAACTCCCCGTCGTCTCTCCTGGGGAAAAGTTTTGTCCGTGATATGTATTGGCGATTAGCCCGATTGCCGTGCCACAAGTGAACCAGCTCTACATCTTGAGGAACGCCGATTCGAAAGTTGTTGTTTGATGCGTTCAGTCGGTACTTTCTGTACGAAGCGCAGCTGATCGAAGGATCCTGCCTTTTTGCGTACCACTGCTCCACTTGCTCATGCAGATCGTTTATTCGAAGGCTTAATCCAAAGAGCGCGTCCGAGTTACCCGCTACAGAACAGTCAAAGAAACCGCCGAGCCTTTTAAAAGCGTCTCTTGTTAATCCCCACCCAAAACCTGGGTGAAACTTTGTTAAGCATGGTTTTTCTCCTCGTCCTATCGCCGCAGCAAAAGGTTCTCTGTGCATGTCTGGTAATCCAGCCTCGTCCTGCCATATCGCCATCGAAAACGGCTGAATAATGTCATGCGAAGAAAATGCTGCTTCGCACTTCTCGATCCACCTTGAGTCCTTGAACACAACGTCTGAGTCAAGAAAAATGATCGCATCCGAATCCACAGACTTGGCAGCGAGATTCCATAATCGCTCTTTGTGAAACAACAGCGAGGATGTCTTATACACAAGTGACTTTATTGCACTTGGAACACGCTGCGGATTCTGCCCAGGGAATACCGCTTGAGACACAACAACGTCAAGCCCTTGCGCATGAAGTGTGTTCATTACGGCATGCAAGTGCCGCTGCGGTAGCTCGTATTGAACTGGTGAGAAGAAAGACAATACGACTGCTATTTTCATTTCTGCACTTAGCTGGTTGTGTATACAAGGATCGTTCCCAAGTAAACTTTCGTCACTGTGGTGCTTCCCAGCTTCACTGCTGCAACGGACGTTTCTCCGTAGCCTTCTTGGCCAACAATAAGTGCCATTTAATCCTCGATCACGTAAAGGGTTGATGCGTCTGGTGAAGAGATCGCGTTGTACTCAGCCTGAGTCAAACGGATGATGTTTGTGATTGACTCAGCGCCACTTACGCCAGTGGCATCACTTCCCACTGCACCACCGCTTGTGGTTGCAAAGTCAACAATGTTCTGAATCGTTACCTTATTGGTCGCTGATCCGTTTGCCCTGGAGACAGGAATAACATCCGAAGCCGCTGGGCTCGTGTTTTCTGTGAGGGCGGAAATCTTTACGTCTGCCATTTTTTTCTCCTAATTACTCGGTTCGAAGCCTGTTACCTATCTCTGTATTAAGAACATTGGATCCTTCCGTTAAGATCCGAAAAGTTTCTGGTTCTGTGTCGTCTGCTGGTGTGTGTATTAGTTTTGGCGTGACAATGGCCACAGGAGATGGCGTTGCCGCCACCATTCCAAGCCCTCTTCCTATAAAAGCTATCGCCATGATTAAAAAGCCTGTACTGATACAGTTGTCGTTCCGCTTGCGGTGATCGCAGAAGCGCCACCGTCAAAAAGTTCTCTTTGTGCGTCTTGGTCAACCACGAACGCGGCTCCAGCAGCTAAAGGAATTCCGTTCGAGCTTGTCACAGCGTCACCGCCAGGGACAACCTTGATGTAGCAGGTAGTGTCGCCGACATTACTGATTGCAACGAACTTGTACGGATTCCCACTTGGTGCAGAAAGAACTGCTGTTGCTGTTGTGCTGACTGAAACCGATGAGATCATTTGTGTTGCTCCGTACCCTAATAGTTTAGCGAAATAGTCTTAGCTGCATTGTTAACTAATCGTGCGATACCTCGACGCGGATGCGCCATACGTGAATCCTGTGCCGGACGAGCCCATCGACTGGGTTTCGGATGTTGTCCCGTCTTCAAGTTTGTACTTAAACTCTTTAACTTGGGTGTAGTAGTCTCCCGCCGGAAAGTCCTCGGGGTATGCGGGTTCGGTCATCGTGTACCCCCCGGCTGCCGTGTACCACAGCTTCATGTCGGCAGTCGTGCTTATGATGCCCGTTTCTGCAAGCGTCGTACTTGTCCCTGATTTGAAGAAGCGGAGCTTGAATTGCGTGAAGCCATTAAAGTACGAACCGCTATACGACGGCCCTTCTCCCCTTCCGCCGAACAACATTGCGACCGGAAGCTCTCCTAAAAGGTATTTATCCCCACTTATGTACGTCGGTTTGATGTGTCGCATGTAGACAGCACCGGCTGGCTCACTGCCGTACTGCGCGAGTGTGTATACCTCCCACGCCCTGAAGTCCAGTGTTGCGGAGTCAGATGTGACTGAAGCTGCTACCGAGCGGTTCGCCGTGTCGCCTACAACGCATCTGAGGTAGAGTAATTCCGAGGAACTCTGAAGTGCTGGAGACCAGATTTGTAAAGTTGCTTCGTCGTAGGTTCCGTTGTTTAAGTATGTTGAGTCGGCAGTGAAGTCGTAGAAGTTTGTGCCATCGGACGAATACTGCCACTGGTACGTGGGAGTCGCCAAGTCGCTCAAAGACGCGGATACTGAAAACTCAGCATAGGGGCTCGGCCAGTTTGACCCGCCGCCGTATGTGCCCCATCCAAAACTCCTGTAAGACTGAGAAGCTGTGTAATTAGTTGGCTGAGTGTTTATGGTTATAGTTGGAGTGCTGCCACCAGTCTGTGAGTAGCCTATTACTTGGGCCGCCTTTGTGTACACCGTAGCGCGACCTGGTGTGCCGCCCATCAGTCTAAACTGATCGCCGACCGAAGCGCTTGTCGTTGACAATGTCGCAGAAGTTGCGCCTCCAATATTAGTCCACGTTGTTCCTGTGTCTGTGCTTCGCTGCCACTGAAGCGCAGTTACTACGTCTTGGGTTGGGCTTGCAAAACTATAGTAATACTGCTGGCTGGCAAAAGATGCTTCGAAAGCAACAGAACCACCGAAGAAGCCGACGTTTTGCGGATTCTGTATCGCGCCCCAAGCGTAGTATGCCCAAGGAGACCACTCTGTTCGCTGGCCGTTTACAGTGGCGTATGCCCTGACTCGGTGTGCTTTTTCTTCATTGGTTTTTCCGTCTGTCCAGATTGGCACTGCATAGCTCGGCGTACTGTCGGCTTCTCCTGTCCACCATTGATAGGTGCTTAGATTGGCAAGTGATGAGTATGCACTTGATGTGTTGCCCCACGTAAAACCACCTCCGGTCGCAGACGTTCCTTCTTCAAACTCAATATACCAATTCACGTTTGAAAAACCCGATGGCGTTACGGGGTTCGTCACTTTGATAAGTCCATTATTGCCACCAGCGTTTCTTTCACCTGCCGATACGCTCGGGGCGAGAACTTCAAAGTCCTCGACTCTTCTGAATACAGCAACATTTGAGTACGGCCCAGGGACGCCGGCGACCGATAAGCGACATCGATATCCCAATCCTTCTTTGGAACTATTTTCGCTTATAGATCTAACCAAAGTCGAAGACGTTGCTCCGGAAATGTCTGCCCACTCGCTCCAGTCTCCGTTTCGTGGCCCTGATGACCACTGGTATCCAATGTCTCCGCCGCTAGCACTTCCGGCAACGCTGAAGGAGATTGTTTTTGGCCAGCTTTCAAAAGCGTAGCCATTTATATCTTGTGGCTGTAAGGTGAACGAAGCAGAAAGGTTGGGGTTAGTGCTTGTCCCGCCATCACCGCCGCCACCACCACCAGTGCCAGTCGTGTTTCCTGCGCCGGCTCCATCATGGTTTAGCACATCGCCCGACTCCGTGAGGATCGTGTCCTCGTCTTCACCCAAGAGCCTGGCTGTAGCGGAAACTGTGAGGCCAGCTACGCGGCTGTTTACAACGGCAGCCCCCGGCGCTGAGACAATACACCGATACTGATTGCCGGTGTCTGAGTTTACAACAGAAAATGTATAGTTTGATCCTGTTTGGTTAGTTATGTTCGCAAAGCTGTTCCCACCATCGACAGATACTTGCCACTGATAACTAAGCGTGACGCCTTGAGTGACACTGGCCGACACCGAAAAAGTAACATTGTCACCTTGCGTTGCATCAACGTCTTGCGGCGTGTTACTTGTGACAGTGATCACTGGCGCAGCTATGCCAAACGACGATAGCTGCGTTCTTCGCCACATCGTTCCATCGTGAACGTAAAAGAATCCAGCAGTGTCGTAAGCGATCTCACCGGCCGATCCAGAGTCGTCTGATTTGGTTGGTGCTGTTACCCAATTAACATTTCCAGCCGACCAGCTTAATACGCCAGCCCCATCCGTGGACAGCACTTGCCCCGCAATTCCATCGTCAGCAGGTAGGGTAAGAGATACATTTCCTGAAAAAGACGAGTGAGCGGGCGCTTTAATTGTGATACCGTGAGAATTTTGCTCGCAATTTAGAGTGAGCGAAGCTGAACCATCTGTTCCGCCTTGGATTTCGACAGCTCCGGTATCTGGATCCAAAACTAAATCACTGTCAACAGTCGCGGTGCCGTTCGTCAACTCTTCAAAAGTCAGTGCGACATCGCCCGGCTGCCACTCGCTAGCAGTGCTGTTGTAAACCAAGGTCTGGTTTGCTGTCGGCGCGGTGTTACTTACATCGTCCAGCTCGCCGAGTTTTGTAGCGGCCGGATTGCTGACCGACACGAAGCTCGTGCCGTTGTATTCTAATATATGACCATTCGCCGCACCCGTCGTATCGATCCCGCCGAGGTCAGTAAGGTTCTGTGCTGTTGCGCTAATTACAAACGCACCCGAGTCGGTTGTTACATTGATTCCGTCTCCAGCCTCTACTTCGAGCGAAGGCAGCCCGCTCTGGACAGTCCCGCCGAGAGTTAGGTTTGCCGAAGCAGTTGGTGAAGTAACCGTGAGGGGATCTGTCGCATCTGCATTTTCGATGTCTACAGATATGGTCGAACCTACTGAAAGGTTTAAGCTGATGTTGTTACTCACGGGAAGCCTATGGGTTGCTGAGTGTGAAGGTTCCAGAAACAACTGTTCGCCGGACAAGTCCCGGCGCGTCCCATCTCAAAAACCATCGGTATTCAACCGATGTGCTTAGGTCTACCGTTGCTGATTCAGGTAGCCCCAGGGTGAGCTGTCCGCTTGCGGCATTTGTGACGGTAACTGTAAATGTGGCAGCAGTGTCGCCGATCGTTTCCACCGCTCCTGCTCCTCCGTTTCCGGATGCAAAGACTTTCTTCGTGTAAACAATCGCTACGATGTTCGTGTAATTGACAAGTGATATGTCGGTATCGAGAGAGATCTCCAGCTCATCTCCCGCGATCATCGAAATGTTCATCGTTGCGGGGAGCTGAGTAAATGATGTTGCCATTCTAGTTCACACTTTCCGCTGAGTTATATTTATCGAGAAAAGCCTGATGCAGCTCGTGATGCGAGTGTTGAAGCTCCTGCATTGTGTCGGCCTGTTGCCTTTGTGATTCAGAAATGTTCTGTATCGCCTCTCGTGTGGTTTCCAAGAATTCTGTATGGGACTGAACTATCGGAACGAGAATCGTTGAATGCACTGACATTGCGGCTTCTCGTGCAAACAGCAAAAAGGTTGCCAATATCGCAACTGGCACTCCAAATCGTTCCAGAATTGCAATAACGTGGCCGCGCGCTTCTTCAATCATTTGGGCGTCCAATAAGAGTAGATACTTAGTTCCTAACCCTTATTCTACCCCCTCAGACAGAGCGGTGTGGGCAATAGAAAGGCAGGCGAGATATCCACAGGCGTCTACCACGGAATCTCTGTGCCACCCGTCTTTCCCATCAAAACTGTTCGTCCGTATTCTTGCCAGCTTCATTGCCAGAGGAAACATAATCGCCTGCTCTACGGAAACCTCTATACCAGTTAGTGCTGCAAAAATCTGGGCTACTTTTGCGTAATCCTCGTGCGGCGGCCCGTACTCGTCACCCCTGTCCTTGTTCACTAGGTAGTGTGCTTCCAGTAGGATTTCGCTCCCCGGTTTGCAGTGCTTCGTTGAGTGTTTTGTGTCCATCTTCTTTCCTGTAGGTTGAGCAAGACATTGTTACTTTTTCTGGCATGTAGAAGTCTTCCGGAATGCGCATCATCTTTTTTAGTGTGCGGTTTTCTATCGCTAGCTTCTGAACTATCTCCCGCAGCCTCAAGCATTCCATTGCTATCTTGTGGGCTCTCACTTCTGGCGGGTCTTTACTTTTCATGTTTTAACCTGTCGATTTCTGCTTCAAGCTCTTCTATTCTCCGTATTGCCTGGACAAGCCTCGCGGCGATGCTCCCTGTTGTTCCAGTCCAGCAGTTTGCTGGGCCGACTAACTTAGCGAGCTTCCATGCAGCGTCGATATCTTTTTTATTCATTGGACAAAAACTGGAAGAACTTTGGTTACTCGATTGTGTTCGTGATCCAGTATCACGAGACTCTGTGAGGCAGGTTGAAATTCAGCTCGAATTCTGTCAGCGAAAGCATTGTGGCCACAGAGACTTCCGTTACAAACAAACCTGTACGGTATATGGAGGAACTGGTGGAAATGGCCGAAGATATCAAGGTCTGCTTTCTGCGCTACGTTCCACTTTGATATCGCTCGATTCGCTGGCGAACTGAGTCCGCCGATTCCACCACCGCCGGAAAGTGAATGCCCATGATGGGCTCGTAAGATGAAGCCATCTAAATCCACGATATTGTGATAGCCTCGGCCGACTTTCCAAGTGACTCCAGGGCGACGTTCTGCGGAAGCCATCGTTAGATAGAGATTCTGTTCGTAGCTATGATCGTTCTCTGTTGACACTCTGGGTTTCCTTGTTGTTCTGCCGTGGTTTCCTGTAGCAGTGACAACAAGCACTGGCGCAATCTCTTGCATCCTGTCTATAACGCCATTCAGTCTTTCGCCGGCCCATCGAGCGGCGGCAAGCGGAGCAAGTTGTGTCCGCTCAATACAGTCGTCGTGTATGTGGCCGGTAATAAAGTCGCCAAGAGCAGCAACAACAATTCTGTCTATGTTTGCCAGATGGCTTTCATGCTCAATCAACATGCTTGCCTTATCCACAAGCGTTTTGATTCTCTGGTCAGCGATCTCCAGATTGAACTCGTTCATGTTTCGGCAGTCTTCGGGAACTATCCGTTCTTCAGAGTGCCAGTCCGAGCATACAAGGATCGCAGTCGCGCTTGGCTTCTTCTTGTTCCTTCGCTTTTGAGTGAACTTCTTCACTTTTATGTCGGCAAGGCTCTCTGCCTTTTTCTTTGCCTCTTCCGCGAGCTTGATCTGGTCAAGCGCGTGCTTGTACTTTGACTTGAGTGACTGAAGTTCTGCCCTGAGCTTTGACTCAGTAGAATCTTTTGCTACTGCATCCTTGATTTGCGAAGCCAGACATAGATTGTGTGTGGGCTTGGCGCGTTGATTCCGTTTTCGTTTAGCCATTCAGCGATACCTCGTGCGACGGGGTGAAGGGGTGCGTCTTCCGAAAGAATCTTTTCTCGCTCTTTTTTTATTTCATCAGCCAATTCTTTTGGCAGCTTTTCGAACCAGTTCGGCGATCGCTTCGCCTCTACTTGTTGTTGTTTTTTGACATAATCCGATAGCCGAGAGCCCAGAGAATCTTGCTCAGGTCTTTTGCGTTCTGGGTTACTGCCTCTTCGCTCAGTTGCGGATTTGCTGCATGAAGCCATTCGTGACACTCCGTTTCAAGTCGTTGGCGTCCTTTAAGTTTTTCATCTATAAGCACCTTTTGCCCATGATACGTCCAGCCGGAAGCGGAACCTCGAAGCCTTGTGTATCGCCACAAGAATCGCACGCCGCTGATTGTAAATCTATGGTCTTCAGGCATCCCAATATGTTGACCTGTAGCCTATGTTTTGTCTATGTCAATTTTGTTCCAGTTTCGGATTGCACGCTTCACAAGCATCTTCCCAACCAGATTCACGAATGGAAGTTTCCTCTTCTTCGCCTCTTCCCCCAACCACCCAACAATTATATCAATATTATTTTCACACCATCCCTTAGATATAGATTCCATCTTATTCATGCGATTTGCTTTTGCGTTGCATGAGCAGCTCTCGCTCGCGGTGATTCCAAATTTTGCCAGTATCTTCTTCAGCTCTGCCCCAGGGCCTTCGGCTGGAGACTTGAGTGTTTCTGGTGTGAACTTCGGATACTTTGGGTGCGTTGTGTCTACCCAAATCGAGTCCTCTTCTATTCTGACGATGCACTGCTTTGCGTCGTCGAAGTCGTAGCCTCTCTGGTTACACCGCTCCTTTAGGTTCTCTAGTGAGGCTTTTATGCAACTATCAATCATGGTAATGGGTTGTCTCCTGGTTCTCCGCCGCAGCAATAAGGATTGCTCCAGCTCGCGCAACATCCAAGGCCGGTGTCGTTTGTATTTGATGGGCACCTGATCCAGCCGAGCCCAACCTTCTTCCCCGTAACGGGGTCAATTCGTAAGTCCGGGCAATCAGGGTGAATACTCGTTATGCCTGGCGGGTATGACGTGTAGCAAGTTCCGTGTTCGCCGCACGAATAATTTGTGAGTGGAGCGGCAGTTGGGTCGCAGCAATTAGTATGACAGGGTTCGTCTTTACTGCATCCTCCGCACCAAATTAAGACATTACTGCATCCGTTAGGATCAAGTGCGCCCTCTTGTTCCGTGCATTCGCCGCAGTATTGCCCACCTAGCCGAAGACATTCTGCTCGTGGCGTTATGATGCAATCTGGTTTCGTCGGATCTGTTGGATTAGGAACGCAACATTTTCCTTCGCTCGGACAATCAAGCCGGTACGTCCACCCCGTACCTTCCGGCCCACTTACAGTCACCAAGACAATACTCGGCCCGTGTGGCTTACGGACTAGCACGGTTCTTGCTGGCTCACCTGCGTTCGTTCCTGCGAGAAGATCAAAGAGAACCTCTCCTGTTTCGAAAGCGGTAACAGTAAACCTATCTGGCACGGCATACGCTTGGTAATAGAAAGGAAGATCCATAGCTTCCGGCCCGAAGTAGTACAAGTCTGATGTCACTCCAGCGCCGCCAGCTACCGCAGGTGTCCCGCAATTTAGCTGGCAATTTTGTTCGCATCCCAGTTTTGATGTATATGCAACCGGAGCTGTGGCGTACTCTCTTGTGACGAGTCCGGTTGGTATCTGCTCTCCTTTTTGATAGCAAGGCATGTCACACCAGTGGGTTTGTGGATGAAGTGATCGTGGCAGCAACTAACTGGTTTAAGCCGGGTGATTGAGGAGGTTGCGTGTATACTCGCTGACCTTCTTGATAACCGGAAATGCTGGCTTCAGAAAAATTGAATAAAGGCAAGCAGTTGCCGAATGTGTCGTCTTGTTTACAGAAGTCGCTTACGCCAAGATTTAGATTTGCGCAGTAAAAATCCCCAGTTTCGCTTGGAGGAAGCCGAACATCGCTGGGGTTTGCCTGCGTTATGTTTACAGGAGTCTGTTCATTCACTGGATAAATTGTACCATCTTGCCATTGTTTCGCGGGGAGTCCGTTCACATAAAACCTTGCTGCTATTTCACCAGGCTTCGTTACTTCAGAGACCGAGCTGAATACACAGACAATGCGTATGGGGCTTATGTTCGATCCCAGATTATTTGTAGTCCAGTACGACGGGGTTATTTGGTGAAGCTGGTGGATGCCATTGAGGATTCTGAAATCTGTATACAAAAACTGAACTGAGTTGTTTGTAGTATTGTTCCAGTAATACAAGACTTCCGCGCCAGAGATTTGGACGGCGACTGTATTTATCCCTGGGAATATAGTGCTATAAAAGCACTCGCATCCTCCGTTTTCTGCGCAAAGGTTGCCGACTCCAAGAAAAAGGTGAGTCAGGTCTGGGCACATGCCAACGCAGACATTTTTTGGCTCATACGGCCACTTCCAACCACCTAGTTCTCCAGCAGAGTTTACTTGGCCTTCAGGCATTTCGTTTAGCTCTGTTGGACAACAGCAGCCAGATACGTCAGCGCAGTTTATTCCGTTACCTTGAAACACCGTCCCTTGTCGTCCAGTCCCCGGCCCGACATGGGTGTCTGGTATCCCATCGCCATCAAGGTCAACCCCAAGAGGGCCACCATTGCCGCCTGTATTGCCGCCTGTATTGCCGCCTTGATTGCCGCCTGTAGCATTATCTCGACCCCACCGTGTACTGCCGCCTGTAGAGTCGGTGGGACGACACCCCAAGCAATACCCAACTGACGTTCCGTCTACGGTCTGCACCCCAAGGCAACCGTCAGCCATCGTGTATGTGCTTGTGCCTGGTGGAAGGCTGTTGCAGTCATAGCCCCTGCCTGGGATAGACACCTCGCCCCCAGTAAATGTTGTAGTGCAGGATGCTGCCGTATGATGCTCGCAGCCGACTTTATCAATACAGCACGCTCCGCCGAATATGTAACAAACATACGCCTTGCAGCAATCGGCACATGCACCTAAAAAACTCATTTCAGCACTCCGCTGCTATCAGGACATACACTCCGTTTTGCAGTACCGAGAACAGGCACTTCTTTCCCGTGTCGTTGTCGCTGTTCACGGCTGCCAAGAAGTTCCACACTGTTGCGGTTTCTCCAGTCGCATCGAAGTTCATTGTTTCTGTGTTTGGCTCCACAACAACGACTGTTTTCGTAGCATCTTTCGCCCAGCTACCATCGAACGTGCCCAACCATGTTCCGCTAGTGTCGCCTTCTGCGAAGTAGCCCTCTTCGTGCCGTTCCGTGATAAGCTCACTAGTCCCTGGCGTTGGAAGTGCATCAACTTTAGTGATAACTTCTTTTAATTTGTCTCTTAGATTGTTCCCAATCAGGAAGCCATCTGAGCCAGCCATTACGATTACCCCACATTCCTGATGCCAAAGTTGCCAAACGGCGAACCACCAGCGGAGAAATTCACATCTGGCTGTGTTTGGATTCTATAAACAATCGGCGGAAGAGTTCTTTTCCTTGGGCTCCCATTTTCATTCAGCAACACCTGTTGCGCCGACGGTCGTTGCGCCATTCCGGTGGTTCCTGTCGCAGTCGAACCTTCTGATGATGCGGGGATGATTATGGAAGCTCGAACCTTCGTTCCCACAGGCGTTCCTAGCGCATAAGGGAATGCAACTTTCTTGTTCTTGTGCTTTAAGGCTAAATGCTCAATCTCGACTGTTGAGTCTACTGTTGAAGGGCCGTTTAACACATTAAAACCCGAGTTCACCACAGGTTGATCCCAGCCAAGCTGTTTATCTCCGTAGGTGACATCGTTTGAGTAATGCGTTCTGTATGTAAATACAAACGACACAAGAAAACCACGAAATGTACTGCCGCCAAACACTTCCACATGAGGTTTTGCGTTGATGCTCTGGAGCATAATTGTATGTGGCTTGATTGTTGCGCCGCTGAATGTGATTGTGTCGGCGTTTACATAGCCGGTGTATTGAAGCAAGTGAGATTGATCGGTTGTTGAGTATTGGTCTATCTGTAGGTTCACAACAGGCTCCAGTCTTGTAAGACCTTCTATCCTGTCGCCGACTGAGTTCGTGAGGGTTCCTGTGACCCATCCGTTTTGCATGTACTTTGCACCGCCGACAGCCGGAACTTGCTGGAGACTTGAACTCAGTGAATAGTTTGGAGGACGAACTGACGGGGACTGTGTTCTAGGGTCTTGAGCTGTACTTCCACCACCACCACCACCACCACTTAATGCGCCGGTTGTCCCACTTCCTGCTGTCGTTTGATACGTGACAGTAACGATTCGTGAAACACGAGATTCACCTTCCGCTTTCATGTCGATGGATACGCAAGGCGGGCCGGTTCCAGCGTCTTTGTTGTAGTTGTCTCCAATTTCGACACCTACCGCAGTGCTGATGTCCCACGATTCTGCTGGGCTATTCAGTATTACTTTGTATACTCTCGTCGCTCGGTCTGCGAATCGTCCGCCCTCACTAGATTGCGAGAACGCATTTCCTTGAGCGAGTTCAACTACTTTTAATGGCATTCTATAGCTCCACTACTACGCCGGTTGTCTTTAGAATCGCTTCTACGATTTGGTCGAGTTTGATTGTCTGTGCTTTAAGCTCACTGAGGTTTACGTCTCTGTTCGAGTCTTGCCCACGGAGCATTCTTTCGAGTTCACCGCGTCCGCCGGTTGTCATGATGTCCGAAGCGTTGAGCTGCTGTCTCGATGGCCCCATGCGTAGCGACGTCTCTCGCTCTGCTGCAAATTGATTCAGCATCGGCGCTGCGCCTTCTGCCATCCTGTTTGCGCCTCTCTGGAGAAGATTACGCTTCTTGGCAAAGCCAAATCCTTTCGTTGCAGCGTGCATGTCCATGACGTTTTGCTGCATGTCGAAGCCGTCTGCTTTCAAGAACTCTTGACCCCGCTTCTTTCGTTCGTCAAATACTTCTCGACGCTTCTCTTGCTCCTCCAGGGCTTTTTGCATTCCGGCAGCTTGCCGGTTAATGTTCTGCGATCTGGCCATTTCGGCTGCTATCGCTTTACCGATTGCAGCAGCTTGTCCTGTTGACTTCACATCAGTCGCACCAAGTTTTGCGATTCGTTGTGCAGACTGGTCTGCAACTCCGCCGAGCTGGGCGATTTTTCGTCTTTGTGCCGGAGTCTTGCCCTCTAGGTTTGCAATTATATCCTGTGACTTCTGAAGGTTGTCTTCTACGGCAAACGCTGCTTGTCCAATCTTCTTTCGTGCATTAACCAAGCTCTGGTCTATGGCAACTTCGAGTTCAGAGATACCCTTGTCCATTTCGCTGAACAGAGCTTGCATTTTTAAGAACGCTTTTCTGCGACCGGGGTCAACCTGATTTAAGACAGTCGTTTCCGCAGCAAGATCTGCCCTTATCTTGCTTGTCTCTGCTTTCATCTGCGCGAGCGCTGCTTCTGGAGAGTCTGCCGTAAGGCCACCTTCAAGAGCGAAAGTTTTGCCTATCGGTCGCGGTGTCGTGCGGGCTGCCGGCCCGCCCATGCCGCCAACTGGGTTAGATGTTGAATGAGATACATTTAGTCGTGCAATCCTAGCGTCTTCAAACGCTTGAAAAGCAGCCCTCGACCCACCAGCGGAACCCATTGCATCTTCGACACTGACTTTCCTGGCTCGAAGTTTTGATTGCTTGTCTTCTTCATCCCTGATGGCTGCGACCATCGATGACCTTGTGAACGGGTTTGCTTCTGTTTCTAGCTTCTTTTTGATCTTAGCTATATTCTGCTCGGACTTTAGAAATTCTGGGCTTAAAGAAGCTAGCCTCTCCTGCGAAGATGCAACAGACTGTTCGCCAAGGTTCTTGAGGGTTTCCTCTCGTTCGAGCCCCTTCAATCCTTCGCCACTCATACCTATCTGACGAAGTGATTTGCCAAGCTCTTTGTAGGTGTCGGTTAAGGCTTCCGCGGCTTTCTCTTGCCTCTTCAGGCTTTCGTTTAAGACCTCGCCGGCAGGTATAGCGTCATCTTCGATTATATTTGCATACTTTAGCAAGGCAGGTATCGTGTGAGCCAGCATCATCGTGCCCATGCCTAAGAAGAGACCGCCAGTTGCAGTCAGTCCTGGTATGAGTCCAGATTGGCCTATGTTGAGACCG